AGAAGTCACCAAACAAGGGACTGGCACCAGAAAATCTTGATCTCATTTGTTTCCGATTCATACCAATCCTCCTTTACGCCGATTCCAGAACGCACATTCTACCATTATTTAACTTACCAGCTCCCATTATAGAATACCATGCCAGTGAATGAACACGTCCAAAATCCTGCACACCATTATCCCGCATTTCAACAGGAAGTCCAACAGCCCAACCGTATCCAGCAAGACCAAGCATAATAGCCTTATATACCGTTACAGTTGAGGACACCGTAGAAATCTGTGTGGTTTCAATGAACCGCACATTTTCATACTTACCAATTTCACCCTTAAACAATTGTTCGGGTGCGCCGTAGTTTGATGCATTAATCCACGCAGAATCATCCCTCATAGCTCTTGCCTGATGAGGATGAACGATACATACATATCCGGAACCATCAACATAAGGGGTGTTTGCCGTTGCTAATGTTTCCGCCGAATCCTTAACCACATCTGTACTAAATAAGTGAGTAGCAGAAATTGCAGCTCTATTAGCTGCAGCAACTCCACCGCTATACGCATACTTAACATTAGTCGTAGTATAAGCGGCATCCCTTAAAATACCATCCAGAATTTTCTGATAATCATGACCAAGTAGTTTAGTCGCAGAACTCATAATGTCATCGAAAGAAACCTGCAACAGATATTCTGACACAGCAATAGCATTACCGTACTCTACCACCGTTATATTAACGGTGCTAGATGCCATATACTTTGTCTCCATTGCGGTACCTTCAGTTAAGGCTCCACCAGCACCTAAATTGTCATAGGTAATCATGGTTATAACTCGACCAGGAGTTACACCAAGCTCGGTCTTTTTATCCGCAAACTGCTCGAACCTTAATGCAGGTTGAGCCTGAAACTCTATCTCCCTAGCATATATCGTTTTAATAACGTCACTAAGTACATTATAATTAGCACCAGTGACTACGGCATGTGTAGTTTGATCAGCCATACAATCCTCCTAATAAAATATTAGACTGCATTAGGAGAAATTTTCTTCAAAATTTTTTCTCGTATCTTTGAATACTCTTCGTCCGATGAATTTCTAATTTCCCTAACAGTCACATCTTCGGAAAGAGCGTTTTCAGAAGCAGGATTAGTGTCCGTAGGAGGCTTTGGTTTAGGAGTAGGCGTTTTACTCTTTGTACTCTTAATAGCATTCGCTATTTCCATGTACCGCTTTTGAGCATAAATAGCTGTAGCATCAATCTCCGATTCAGTATCTCCGATAACTAAATCAGAAATTATTTTTCCTTCAGCTTTCTTAATAACCTCATCACGATACTTGTCAATTTTAAAACGCTCACGCTCATCCTCAGCATCCTTTTCTAACTGAGCCTGTTTCTTGGCTGATACTTCCAACATCTCCTTCAATGTTTCAATTTGTGTTATCATCGAATCTATTTTATCTTGCTTACTCAATTCTTTCTCTTCTTGCTGTTTCTGCAACTTTTCAATCTGCTCTCTCAACTCTTTCCGCTCTGTTTTAAGAGCGGTTAATTTCGAATAAGTTTTATTCTTTTCCTCTTTTCGCACTTTCTCTAGAAGACTTCGAACATCTTCATTATCAAAATAACTCTCTTTAGAAGTCCCCTCAGTAGTATTCTCCACTTCCCCTTCATTACTTTCTTCTAATTCTTCCTCAACTTCTTCTACACCTTCCCCTTCTTTATTTTTCAATTCATCACTCATGCACTACCTCCAAATATAGTTACTACAAATCATATATCATAATAATATATAGTTACTATAATGTCAATAGACTACCATCACTATTAGATAGTACCCTCATTCCATAAAACAACCTCAAGTATGCACCTACAGTACGGATGCGGAAACGCGGGTACATTACCAACTAAATAAATACCTTCTAATCCGACACAAACAGGACAGGCACCTTCTAATACAACATATCTAATACGTTTACCACCAGCACGTTCTGCTAAATCAAAAAAACTGTTCAAATATGCACGTTCGCTTTCTCCTGCAAGTAACATCTGTGCCCAAGTTGTAGGAGAATATCCTGCTCCATCTTTACCCGTTCTAAACTGAGAAGGAATTCTACTTCTAGCAACCTCTTGCAATTCTCCAACTGCTGCTACTGCAATACTACCAATAAGTAAGCTACGTAACGCCTTTCTAAATATACCACCTGCCAGTGTTAGTCTTCCATGTGTAGTATGTTTTTCAAACGGAGAACTATAAAAGGAAGGTATAAATTCATCTAAATAATCATCTATATTAGTATCATTTTGTAACCTACCGCCTGATGCCTCATCAACCTCATAATATGCATCAGCAATTCTATCTCGTACTGCCCTTGTTAATAAATTTTCCAATGAAGTTCTAAAATCTTGAGTAGCACTCTGTACATCAAAAGTCAGAAATTGTCTGCTACGGACATACCTATCTAAATATCTTTGTGACGTAAATATAAAAGCATACCTGTTAGCTAAATCCCCTGCATCTTTAATGTATTCTCGAATACTTGGATGAATAACAGAAGCATCCATTACTACTCCTCATCAGCACCTGTATGGACTCCCGTTCCTTCTTCATAACCAGACGGTCCGGCACTTTTAGATTCTTTCTGCTTTGCTCTAATCTCAGCAAGGTACATTTGAGTTAATTCGTCTACTGCGTCTTTTGCAACTTCTTCAAAGATTCTTTCCGGATTTTCTATAGCTAACGCCTCTGCAGAACTTCTTCGAGAGGCCAATCCAAGGTCTTTCTTTTTACTTTCTATATTAATTAGGTTAAGTAAATCCTTCGGTAATGGATCATTCCACGCAATAGTAAAGCAAGAACTTTCAGACAAAGTAGCTAAATCCTTTTTAGTAATAGTTTTATTCTGAACTAAATACTGCATCGCAATTAGTGTAATATGCTTAATTCCTTTTCCATACGTAATTCGCTTCATCCATACACGTTCTAATAAAGGTAGATACTGAACGTGAAGTGCCACTCCAGACGTATTAGATATAGGCTGCATTTTACCTAAAGATGCTTCAGGTACATTTGATACTTCATGTATTGATTGTTTTAATGTTTGAAGATACCCTATAGAAGCATCCATAGGTGCATTTAGCTGTAAAATTCCAACAGCAGAATTAACAGGAAGACCACTCCAAATACGACCTGTCCCCTTAATCTTATTTGCACTAGCCCCTTTAATCCAAATAATAGGCTGCCCCATATAGTCTAATACATCTGATACATCAGTAACCTTCTCATTATACTCCTTATTCAAATCAACAACATCTTCCAGATCAGATATCCCATACGAGGAGTCTGCTCCACTGATATTCTTAATATGAACTACTGGAATACACCCAATAGTATTTTCTCTTCTAGACCCAGGAATCAATACATCATTTTCAAACTCAGCTATTTCATCTTTAGTAATAACTTGCCTGTATACAACTTTCTTATCTAACTTCTCAGAATGTCTTTCATAGAAAATAGTGATCCGTTCTAACTTCTCTTTATTATTAATGTCCCATTCTGGAATAACATTAATAGAATTAATAACAGTAAGCTTAACTCTGGCCTTACTCAAAGGCATTCCAAAATCGTCTTCCTCCGATAATGTTATTAATACATATGCGTCTCCAGTTACTCCACCTACTTGCCCCATGTCATGACATACTAATTCCCGTTTATTGTCTTCATCCCATACCTTTTTAAATATAGGAAGATACTTATCCTCTAATTCCTTCGTTTCAAAAGAGAACTTGAACCCATTTTTAAATAAAAAAGCCACCTGTTTATTAACAATTGCTTTGCAATAGTTTAACGTAACTTGTGGATTATTTTCTTCTTTTTGATAATCCCAGTGCTTTCCGTGATAGAATTTCCAAAATTTTATTTGTTTATCTATCACAGTAAAGGGATCAACTACCGCTTCTATTTGAGGAATCTCTAAATCAGATGCTGGATTGAATGCACTTAATCTATCATATAATCCCACTTCATAACCCTCCTACTGCTCTCCTAGAATGGTATCCTCGTCTTTTAAATATGGGATTTACAACTTCATTCTTCATCCAGTTATCTTGTGATACCTCAATAGTTCTAAACACCATTTCTCTTGCTGCCCAATTAGCAAGAGCTAAAGAATCACAATAATCATCATGTGCATCTTTTTCATCAGGATGCCCCACACTTAGATAACTTCCCTTCCACGTCTTTTCTAAATCCAACATCTGCTGTTTAAATCTATGAAATTCTTTTGATCGTCTAACTCTAGGTGCATATGGTATAATTAATCTAACCGCTTTTAACTCATCTAATAGATAACGATACATTAATGACTTACTCTGTAAAGAGAATGCTACACCTTCTATCATGACACTTTTTTCTTCGAATTTATCCCTAAATCGATCAACCACCGGAATTCCCACTGAGGTTCCATCTATGCAACCTCCAACCAAATTATAATCTTCCAAAAACTCCATACAAGACCAATACTGACTTTCATAGTCTTCTCCACGAAACTCTAACCAAGCAGTAATATATTTTGTATACATCCCATTCTCATCCATCTGAGACATGTCCGTTCGTATTACTGTTAATACAGTAGAATCATGTTCCTTACCCAAATCTAACCCGAAAGTATATGAATACTCCGTATCCACTTTAGGAACACCTAAAGATAAAGCAGAATCCGTACACTTATCAAGCATCTCATCTGATATAAACATTCTAATATCTATAGGCCAAACCAGTTTATACGACATTTTAAAGTAATCACTATTAGCACCAATTCTTTGTTTCTCTGTTTTAATGAACTCTTTGTAACGTGGATTATACTTTTGACATATCGTATAATCATATTCAAAATGATGCCTATATTTCTTTACTCTAACGCTACTATCCAATCGCTTATTTCGCTTAATAGCATTTAGAAACTCACACCGAGCAGGCTGTGGAGTACCTATCTTTACTATAGTACCTGCAGTTGCTGCTAACATCGGGTGTATTTCTTTTAGTACTTTGTACTCTAAAATACCTTGCGCTTCTTCACAAAATATTAAATGATATGTTTTTGATTCAATACTAGATTGCCTAGACGCACTCATCATTCGCACATAAGAACCATTATCCAGTTTAACACCGTGTCCTACAATCTTTGTTTCTAATTCTGGATCACGAAGAACCTCCTCATATGTTGGAGTATTCATTCGCATTTTAATTCTATCATATGTAGTTTTAGCTTGATCTAAAATGGGAGCAAAAACCCCAATCCATACTCCTTCCTGAAACTGTCCCATTTCTTCTGGAAAAACTTCTGCAAGCTTCGGAAATAATGTTAAGATGCCTGGCACAACCACAGCAACAGCTTCTGTTTTTCCTGCCTGTCTTGAAATCAAACAAGTTAATTCTGCTGCATCTCCCTTAGCTAGAGAATGCACAATTCTCCATCCGAACTCATACTGATACGGATAAAGTGTTATATGCGTAGTCAATTGACTAAATTCCATAACCTTATCCGCAATTAGTTCAGGAGAAAATTCTGTTTGAATCTGCAAATCACTCATAGTTATAATATTTGGGATGTAACACTGTGGGTTTCTCGTGTCCCACAATTACTTCCGGATCAGCATACAGCTTAAAACCTGCCTCCCTCGCCTTAGTACAAAACGCAAAATCCTCCGAAGAAAATCCTACCAAATTTCCCACCTCAAAACGCATAACATCTATCCACGGATACTCCATAGATTCAAATACACCATACTTAACTAACAAAAATCCAAATCCAACTAAAGAAGCCTGCATTAATTCTTCTTTATCTTTTATATCAGCGTAAGTAAAATAACGCGGCCTTCCATGTTTCTTCATATGCTCAATATCCTTCTCAGCTCCTAAAGGACTCACTGCAAAATTTTTCATGTCCCCCTGCAAACAAAACCCTGATACTATATCCACATTATCTTCAATTAAATGCAGTAAGTCGTTTTTAGTCCATACAGTATCACTGTCTATCCACATAACATAGTCATATTTCTTCCCATTAAATGGCTTCTGATGTTTCCCACGTAAAAAGTTACCAAACAAACACGCATTCCTTACAGAGTAAATATTCGCAGAATACGCAGAACTTAGTACTCCTTCAATATTATTAACTCTGCAAAAAGCCATTGTTTCAGACCAACATTGTAAAAATATTCTAGAAAACGTATTACCTGGAATAGCAAAAACAATTCTCATATTGGATTACCTCTTGCACTAACTGGTAATATCTTAGGCTTATCTTTAGCTAAAATAAGATTAGAACGACTTTGCACAACAGCCTTATAATAGATACTGTCTTTTGTTATCTCTTCTATAACCATCATTTGATGTTTTGAAAATACAACTGCTGTACTTTTCTCTGGTCCTAATCCAACACACATTGCAAGGAAGCGTGCACCTGGCTTACCTTCATTCGGCTGTACAATAATGATGTACAGTTTCTGACTATCAACAACTATGTGATCATTTTTCTCTTCAATGATAGCATCCTTTTCAAAGAAATACAATTGTCTATTCGCTAAAATTATAACCCATCCATTAATAGCTTCCGCATTATATTTTCTTGCTACACTAAAGTTAAACATTACGCCTCCTTTGGTAATGGTATATTTAATCTACTACATAACTCAGTAAACTCCGGATGATCTCCTCCATACTGTGTACCAATAATTTTTCTCCGCATTCTTTTCCACATGTCATTAGCCTTCACCATTAAATACACCTCTTGTGCCGCAGAAGAAAAATTACTATTATTAAAATCACTCATTTATTCTTTTTCCTTTTTCTTGTTTTAGCCGCCTTTTTAGCACGACTCTTTTTATATTTCTCCCAACCAGAAGCATGACCATATTTTTTAACCCACCTCTTCCATGTAGAAGTCTCATTAATCATCATATAATATTCCTGTTTTGCACTTGCAAAAGGCATAACTACCTCCTTACTACTCGATCATATATATCTAATGCGACATCCAATGTATCCCTAACAACTTTTACTCGTCTATCAGAAATAGTTCTTGTAGACATATTCTCCTTAATATCTTCTATAGTAAAGGCATCCCTTAAGCACGGAATCTTTTTCCCCTTCACAGAAGATACATAATCTATCCATTTAATACCATCTCCTGCATAACCTAAACCAGTGGAAAACCTAACAGCAGGAATTCCCATTAAATCCGCCAATATAAAACCATGCAAACTACTAGATGCAACACATCTACATCTTCCCATATCCTGAATAACTTTATCTGGATAAGCTTGTATATCAATTAATAATATATCTTTATTTTCACATAACCTCAACACATTAGGATTCTTTTTATCAATATAGTGAGGTACAAGTCCAATAGCATATTCCGGCTCTAATACTAAATCACATAATTCTCTCAACACAAATGCCGGATCACCCACTTTATTTGGTGCATCTATTCCTCGTTCCTTAATAGCTTTTAAAGTTTCATATCCTCTAACTAACGCTACTCCGGCAAATTTATTCACTTTCCATACTCTAAGCGTATTTCTATTCATAATACCAGAACCCCAAATTACGCTCTTATTATCCTTATGAAAATGATGTCCTAAAAGACTCCCACATCCCTTAATAACAATATCTGACCACTTACAACACCGCATATATGGGATACCTAAT